CAACATATTTTAATTCTGCTTCTGTATAATCATAGGGTATAAACATAAAATCTCCCGTCTCCTTCCTAAATGGATAACAACGTGTTGGCTTACCTATCTGCATAAATATGATTGACGATATTAGGAAACTTACCCGAATAATCGACTTTAATTAAATCTGGCTTGTTAACTTCCGTTTGTCTAAACAAAGCCTCATCTACTGTAGAAGGTGGGGATCTTCGCAAACTATCACCACTTACCATTTTGTTCCACCAAGCTACAGCTTTCTCTCTTGCATAACCCGAATGCTCAAAACATATGTACTCACTAATAATCTTATTGGGTGTCTTGTAGCTGACCTTGAGTACAGGTAAAGGCTTGCCTTGTTTCTGATGATTACCAAACCACATGTTTATAACTTTGGTATCGTAGCGTTCTTTCTTGGCTGTCTTAGAAATAATATCTAACTTAGATGCAACCAGCTCTAACTCCAGCTTACGCATAGGATAGACATAACCACAGTCTGGACAAGTGGTTACAGCTTTGGGTACATATGATTGACATTCTGGACAGCTCTTGACCAAGGCTTCACCCGTCTTTTTGCGTTTGCCTTTTTGGTTGGGCGCTATTTGATTAATAGGGCCATGACGCTCAATATTCTTGGCAAAGTCTAAAATCAAACAATCTTTCTTGCCCTCTGCTATACGCATGCCTCTACCCATCATTTGCACATATAAACCTGGTGAATGTGTAGGCCGCAGCATTATAATTAAATCTGTATTTGGCGCATCAAAACCTGTTGTTAACACATCACAATTAACCAAAGCCCTAATCTTGCCCGCCTTATAATCTGTTATTAGTTGATCTCTTTCGTTTTGATTTGTATCTCCTGTTACCACGCGAGAAGTTATATTGTTGGCATTTAAAATACCGCTTACCATTTCTGCATGATTGATACCAGCACAAAAGATTAACCATTGTTTTCTGTTTGCGCCTTTGATTAAAACTTCTTGCATGGCTTTGTTGGTTCTACCGCTATCGTTCATCTTGGCCTGCAAGTCTGTTTGGATAAACTCACCCCCTCTCAAACCTATATCATCAATCTCGTACTCAGTATCCATACACTTAGTTACTAGAGGTGATAAGTAGCCGTCATCAATCAACCGAATAAAGTTATCACCACTACCAAAGTCTATTGCGACATCATCAAAGATAGATCCCTCGCCTTCAGTTAACATGCCAGAGTTAAGTCTGTATGGAGTAGCGGTAAATCCAACCACGCGTAAACTTGAGTTGCGTTCTTTAAGGGCGACAACGAGGGAGCGGTACATTCCCTCGCCGTCTTTTGGAACAAGATGCGCTTCATCAATAGCGAGGAGATCGAATAAGGGCAGTTGATCCACCTTGTTCCAAACTGATTGGAGCTGAGCATAAATAATATCGTTATCTGTATCTCGACTCTTTAAGCTGTTGCCATACAAACCTATATCTCCATATGGCCAAGCGTCTTGTAGCTTTTCGTAATTTTGAAAAAGTATTTCTTTAACGTGCGAAACAATTAAAGTTTTTTGTTTCTTTTGCTCGTTCATATGCAGCACAAAGTCTGCAATCACATGAGATTTACCAGAGCCTGTTGGCATGACAACCAAAGGATTGCCGTCCTCTATAGCAATATAATTTTCTAAAGCATCTAAAGCTTCTTGTTGGTAATCTCTTAACGGCATCTATTCTTCATTTTTATCCGCAAAATCAGTTTTAATTTCTTTACCGCTTGCGTATCTTATTCTTCTGAAATGTTCTCCCGCGCCTTTTTGATACTCATACCAAACTACTTTTTTATCTTCCTCTTCAGCTTGAAGTTTCTTTCTTTGCTTCTCTACATTTTTTTTATACTGAGTCATTTTCTCTTGATCCCCCTGGTAATTGTTCAACGTCAAACCAACCGCACGGATAATTTACTCCTCTCATTTGCCTTGACCTCGATATTTTTTACGCGTCTTGCGTTTGTTAGTTCCAGCACCTCGGCTAAGCCTTGAGTCGCCAATAGATGTTTTCTTTTTAATACTTTGTATTTTTTCTTTAACCCACGTTTTTGCCATTGTTTTTTTCCTCTAGTTGTTTATAAAATTCTGCAACTGCCATTATCTCCTGCCAAGTGCCGTCGTTTTTAATACAGTTGGCCCGATGAGAAACAATAAGAATGTTGCCTATAACATACCCTTTGTTGTTATCTATTCTTTCCAGCGTTGGAGAGTTGTATCTGTTTTCGTATCCATGCATAAGCTCAATACCAAGAACTGGGCACTTAAAATCTTCTGGCCATACATCCCAAATGTCTTGAGCTTTAAGAGTGCAAGGCGGCCAACCTCTGTCTAAAGTTCTGCGTCTTGCTCCAGATAACATCTTATGCGCCCAATACAAAGGTTTGTTTCTTTTGTTTTCGTTATAACAAGATCGACACTCCCGTCTAAAAGGCGGAGCTTTCTTTAATTTTCTATTGGGAAAGTTAACTGAGTTCAATTCTTTTGTTTCCTTGCATATAGTGCATTTTCTCACTTTGGGTCAATAGCCTTTAAATAAAGTTCTTGCCAAAACTTAACTTGATGTTTCAAGTCGTTGTTTTCTTCTGCTAGTTTTTTTAAATCTATTTGATTGTTGTCCCCTGGAATGCAAATGCTAAAAAATATTTTGTTTCTATCAACCTCTTGCTCAAACTTATCTCTTAATAAATCTGGTAGGCCTTCAGCATTTGGATCTACATTATCAACATAAAATGTAGCTCCTACTAAAACCTCTCGCTCTTTCTTTAGCTCTTTCATAAATGTTTATTCATCAACCAAATAAAATAAAGCAAGCCACCCACAAGGTAAGTGGCTATTATTCCTAAAACCCAAAGAAAAAACTCAAGCAACGCAGTTATCCTCCTCATATTCTCTAATAGAAAAATCAAAACCATGAGTTTTAGCCCAGCCCTCAATTGCGTATCCTGTTTTTTTATCTGGCGCATCTAAATGATCGCTAAAAGCAATAACAATTTTTGGTTTTTTTCTAGGCTTAAACCAAATATCTATGTGGCAGCTATCGTAAGTATTTGTGTTTTCCAAGCTAATTAAATCTTTGGATGTTTGACAAACATACATACCAGATATTTCTATAATGTCTGACAAGTGCCACACATCAAAATGTTTATTTATTTTTTGATCGCTGTTACTCATTTGGATGCCTCCTTATAAGCATGCTCAAATAAAGCTGGGTGATGTTGACGAATGTACTCAACAAACTTGCTCAACCTTTCGGTTGATTGCATGTCTTCTTCTACATCCGCAGTATGTTTGGGAGCTGGCAATCCTGGTTGTAAAGCTTTCATACCTTCCCTTATAAAATCTATTTCTGTCATTGACATAATCTTCTCCTAATTGATTGTTTCACTAATAGTATAAAATTTCAGTTGCTTTGTAAACACCTTTTGATATACTAAGGGTATATTTATTTTGGAGAGCATAAATGACGATAGATAAAAAGATGTCAGATTACGTAGACCACACCAGAGATTACTTACAACAACTGGTATGCCAGATCATTAAAGTTTATTTACAATCAGGCGGGGTAGAGACAACCAGCTCGGATGCAAACTTGCAGCAGATAGAAAATGATAGGGATCGTTTGATTGATATGGTTAACAATCTAGCTGAAGTCGAGAAAAGAAAAGTTAAAACGCATTAACATGGTTGAGTACCAAGGCAAAAAAGTTACAGTTAGAACCAAAGTCAAACATGAATTGTCTGACGTGGTTATTGCTTGGGTCAATCAAGTTGTTAAGAATCCAGAGGATGTCATTGTTGATTGGAATCAGATGACAGCAAAGGAACAAGAGGAGTTTGAAAGACAGGCTTTCTTGTTAGAGGGTAAACTCCACAAAGTTATCGGCGTGGCGTTTGCAGAAATTATTAGTAGTAGCAACTACACTAAAAAAATATAGGAGAAGGTATGAGTAAAATTGGAGATTTATTAATAGGTATGCAAGAGGACGCTGAATGTGTTTCAGCTTCTTGCGATTCTTTTGAAAAGTTTGTAAAGGAGATGCGAAAGCTAAATATTTTATATACGCCAAGTTTATTAGAGGACTATTGGGATGGGTATGTCCATTCTCAAGAACCCCCTTGCTAATCGCGAACAGGCAGTCATTCGGCTTGTATAAACAATAGAAGTGCAGTTGCGACGAGATTTATTCATTCTTGTCTCCAGGGACTTTGAGGTGTAGTCTTGCAACGATACACACCTCACCTTTATTGGAGATAATATGTTAAAAGCAGACGGATTCGACGAAGCCATTATTGGTATGGCTGACGATATAGCAACAGGCGGCCACAGATTAATTTACGACGCCAATAAATGTATCGATATTCTTATTAAAGATCACGACATGAGCGAGCTAGAAGCCATAGAATATTTTGATTACAACGTCTCTGGATCTTACGTTGGGGACACTACTCCCATCTGGCTATACCCATATGAAGAATAATAAGATAAACTTTAGGTATGAAGATAGTAGAAATGAAGAAAGGCCCACCAACCATCGAAGAAGGTCGACGCAGACTCGATACACTCTTTGAAGATTTTATTTCCAGAGGAGCTGACGCAGAGTTTGTTGCCTTACTTATCTTTACTTACGGCGTAACCGAAACTCTCAATTACGCGCAATCGGTCGAAGAAGGCGTTAGAAAGATCGACGACATCCTCAACGCAGAGTTTGGTTTAGAAAAAGAAATTATCTTTACTCCAGAGTTCTTAACAGAAGAAAAAGATCCCGAATAGTTTTGTCATAAAACTTTGACAAAAGTACCCCCTTTTGGGTCGAATCACGCGCGATTTGGCTTAGTTTTGTCAGAGTGTCAGAAGTCTCTGACAGCTGGAAAGGCGATAGTAGTAGGGTTTAGGCGTTTTGTCATTTTGTCAGGATACCCCTTAAATAACCCTTATATTCCCCTCATAATTGTAAAATATAAGGGGGGGTAAAGAAAAGTATGACAAAAGTATATATATAGGTATAAATATAATAATATATATATAATTATTTATTGTATTAGTAGTAGTTTCAGAGCATCTGATAGTTTTGTCAGAGTTTTGTCAAGAGCTCTGACAAAAGTAGGAGAAGATGTGTATAAATTAGTAAAAAAATGTCGGGAGGTTTTGCCACCAGAAGTTATCGATTTGCTTGAAAGACCAGATGTAGTAGAATTAGTCAGGTATTTTAACGGAACGCTAATTAGCTATAAGGTGAGAGATGAGCAAGGACGAATCGAGGATCAGAGCGAAAGTGAAGGTTGAGCCTACACTTGCAGATGCAGAAGATATGCCAGTTGAGTATATGAATCATAACGAGAAGAATCTAACCAAGCGGCAGCGTTTGTTAGTCTGGAATGCAGTCAACGATCCTACGCTGACTTTTGCGGAAGCGGCTAAGAAGGCAGGCTTTAAGAATCCAAAGGTTGTTAGCAGATACATGGGGCCCAACGGGAAGTATCAGCACGTGTATCGAGAGTATGAAAGATTGATGGCGGAAGCGAAAAAGAAATTTGAGCTTACGCATGAGGGCGCAGTTGAGGATTTGTATAAGCTTAGAGATGATGCCTGGAGTGCAGGTAATTTTACAGCGGCGATTAACGCGCAGAATTTACTTTTAAAAGTCGGGGGCCTTATTGTTGATCGTCGGGAAGTATTGCATGGGAAGGTAGATCAAATGAGTCGGGGCGAGGTAGAAAGAAGGCTAGCAGATCTGTTAGGTAAGCAGGCTATAGAACATAAGTCGGGAATCGAAATTGAGGATTTGTCGGGATCGGGGGAAATAGAAGTCGGGGAAATTGTTGAAGAAACCATTGTCAAGAAATCTAAGAAGGCCAGACCTATACCAGAGGAAGCAAAAGACGAGGACGAGGATTAGTCCTCGTCATACTTGTAATAGAGTTTAATTTCATTCGGTCTTGAGTCTGGGGATTCATCTTCCGTCATTCCACATACAGAGCAAGACAAGGTATTTGTTTTAAGATGTATGTAGTTAGTTTCACATTCGCAATCCCAATATCTATCGTCGGTCTTAACTGTCATCTTCGTTCTCCTTATTGCTGACATACTCTATTGTTGCCTTAGAATATCTGCCTTTATGATATTTTCTTTTTATTCTCCAATTAGAATTTTCAGACATTAATTGAGTTAGATTACCTCTGATAATGTCTGCTTTAATAACCTCATTTCTAAATTCTTCTGATAAAATTCCAAAAGATTTACTATTAACAAAGTTAAACCATTCAGCTAAATACTCTGCATCTTCTTGTGTAAATTTAATATTACTCATCTTCGTTCTCCTGAATTTCATTGACTTCAACAATTTCTTCATTTTCAAAACCATAATCAAGTCCGTTGCCTGTTAAGACTTCCTTGTTAGGATCGTAGTTTTTCTCCTCAACTAAATCAAAAGCCTGTTCTTCGGTTTCAGCTTGAACAGTTATTTCTGAATAGCCTGTCCACTTCGTAATTACTTTAAATGATTTCATTTGCAGTCTCCTTAATTTCTACTAAATACTCGGGGTCTAAATCTTCGCAAAGATATTCTATTGGTTTAAATCTAACGGGTTTCAATTTAAATTCTTTAATTGTTCCGTCCTCGTTTTCAAGTTCGTTGCCTTCGTCGTCATACTTAAAAAAAGTTATTCTACTTATGGCTACATTGTTATATTCATTCTTCATCATTTTTCTCCTTTAAAAATTGTTTTTCTTCTTTGGTTAAACATTCAAAATGCACTCTGTAAGTTCCGTCTGAGAACTCGTCTCGGCTTCTCTGGTCGTCTTTAGCGTACACATCATACGGACATATATCTTCGTCTAAGGTAATCATTTCATCACATCTGTCGCAAGGTAAAACTGAACAATCGGGACAAAGATATCCGTCTCTGTATTCTCCATCTGCAAAGATAGGATTGCCTTGTTCGTCGTTGATATCGGATTCGTAATCAGCGTCTGCTGGTATCCTGTTAACAAAGAGTCCAGAACCAAACGAGGTGTCCTTACCACAATTCACACATCTGTTGCCGATATCCATTTTTATTTTCATAAGTACCTCTGGATTATTTCTAAATGTTCTGGGGTTATTTCTTTAACTGAATCAATCCAAACTAAAGATGTATCATTATTCCAATATTTGTAATCATGTTTCGGGTCATCTTTGTCAAACAAATCATCATCTGTAAATTCAGTCCCGCAAAATTCAGATAGCAAATCTGCATCTGTTATTTTTCCGTCCTCGTATTGTTTTGAGGTGTAATTTTGGTAATAACTCCACTCTGTATATATGTTTTCCCCGTCTTGGGTATTGACTGTAAAAATAATCATTTGGCCTTCTCCTCAACGATATAAAAAATTTGGTATTTATCAGTTTCGGAAAAAGGAACAAACTCATCTTTTTCTTCACACCAATCACCAAAAGGAACACCTTTGTCTTTACTTACAAATTCATAGCGTCCGTTATAATAAGATTCGTTTAACTTAGGTTTTATTTCTTCCCAATTATTAATATGTTCGATATATATAAAATCTCCCATAATACTAATCGCAAAATCTTCAATAGAATTTTCTCCTTTTAAAGCATCTACTAATTCACTTGCTGAATATTCTTGAACTATCCAATCAACAAAATGATAATTTAATTTTACTGTTATTGTTTTTTTAGGTTTCATTAGATCAATCCCAATCTGAATTTGTTGTACTCATCTTCCCAATCGTTGGTTAATTTGTTTACATCAAAGTATTTGTCCAGACTTGTTGTCCAATCGGTAAAACAATCTAGGTGTTCGTTGCCCCCGTAATTTGTCCACATAATCCACATATGACCAGAGTAGTATTCGTCGGGAAACTCTTGGATAAGATCATCTTCACTACATTTTTTAAAATGTTCCTCATACTCTGAGAAACAATTTTCTAAAGCATTGAATCTGATTTCTTTTATAAGTTCGGCATGAGTTTTTACTTGGCTCTCGGGGATAATTTGGATATTACCAAGGCGTTCGTCTAACTCGAAAGCCTGCATAGTTTCGGCTAAAGCTTTGAAGTCATACCCCCAAGGCTCAATCATATCTTCGCATCCATTGTTCCAGAGATCGTAAGCATTGGCTCGGTACATGAGTTTATTTTTTTCGCATTCGTCTAAGATAGTTCTAAGTAATGATTTCATTTTTTACCTCGTTAATTGAAATTTTGTAAGTCGTCGGGCGTCCAGCTTTCTCAACAACTAAACTAATTGTCGGGTTGTCGGGTTTTGTATCTAGCCAATGGTCGTATCTAAGATCACCAGCAAAATTGAAATGATCGGGGTACTTGTCATTTTTCATTAGAGTGTCAAAAATTTGCTCTATTATTTTTTGTTCAATATTCATTTTTATTTCAGTCTCCAAGCTGGTAATAAATTTGTTATTTATTAATAGTATAGAAATAATTAATTATTGTCTACTATTTGTAGAAAATATATGTATAATGAACTTACCCGATAGGGCATTTATAGGAAAATAAAATATGAATAATAGTATGACTTTAGATCAAGCCAAATCAAAAGTGCTTGAAATGAATAATCAAACTTTGCAGAATTTTGTTGATGAGCGAAAAGGAAACAATAGCGAATTATCAAATTTTGCAAGGAATGAATTAGCCGATAGGAATAATTTAAACGCTTGGCAAGACGGCAGATTAGTTAATACTGACGCTATTAATAAATTATCCCTTGGCGATCTTGAAAGAGTAGCTAAAATTTTAGATAAGGTGAAATAATGAGCCTTAAAGATATAAATTTAAATACTTACTTTGGCGATAATATAACCATTGATAATGCCACTCATATTACTATTGAACATGATAAGGCAATAACCAATAATCCAGAATATCAAAGTTCCGATTGCGATACAGTCAATATAACAATTCATTGTTCCGATATGCCAAGCAGACATAAAGGTTTAGAAGATCATAAGCAATTTAAAAAATATATCACTCTTACTGTTAAAGGGTGGAAAGATAAATTGTTATTTGTTGATGATGTTAAATTTAATGACCTTAATTTAGAGGGGGTGGAAAGTGAGTAGAACTAACGAAATTATTTATGAAATGTTAACCGAGTCTACTGGCAAAAATATGCTGGATAGTGGACAAGACGACGGACGCCACTGGCAAATAAATCAAAAGAAATCCTTAAAAGATTTTGAGAATGAGCCACGCCTAATATTGTTAGATCAAGATAGCAATTATCCATATTATGAAAAATCTACTTTTCACCATTTGGCAGATTCTTGCATTTACTTGCCGAATGAAAATGCAGACCTTGTTGAGTGGATAGAACAAGATCAATACCACTGGGCAGATAATCCCGAGGGCAGATCACTTAATTGTATGTCTGATATTGAGGAGTATATGTCCGAGAGATATAACTTAGATACTCATATTATAAATACCTATAATGGTGAATCTAGCTTAACTCAAACGCTACAATTTATAACTTTGGGTGATACTTACGATTCAAATATTATTGCCCTATCCGTCCATAATGGGGCAGATGTTAGGGGTGGTTATACCGATTATAAAATATTCGAGATAGAAACCGATTTGTTTTATAGCTGGTATGAGGAGTATGACGAGGACAACCACTTTGATTTAATTGCCAATATTTAAAACTATCTCCAATAGTTTAAGGGGTCATTTTTGACCCCTTTTTTTGTACCTAGCGTCAACGCTTGTATGTATGCCTATTCTATAGGCTAGGATATATAGATTAAAAAATAGCATTTCCCTTGTTCCTCGGCTTTCCCTTTTAAAAGTTTCGGGTTTCCCCTTGTATTTGTTCGGGTTCGGGCTTGGGCTTAGCCTTGACGCTCTAAGGCGGTTCGGGTTCGGGCTAGGGTTTCGGGTTCGGGTTCGGGTTTTGCTTAAAAATGCTGGGCTATATAGGGTAGGTCATACATATATATATACATATATAAATAAATTTTTTTTGCTGGCCGCCGCTGGCCCAAACCAGCTGGCCGCAGATCCCCTTAATATAAGACCGCCGCTTGCGATAGATCCGCAGCTAATTAGATTTTACAATTTGTCTCTTATTTGAGATAATTCTACCAAGGCGGACACTTTTGCGAGCCTGTAAATTGGAGAAAGTAATGGATAAATTAAACCAACTTTTTGAACCCTCAAGACGAGTGGGTTCTGATAAAAAATATCGTCATATCGTTAAGGATCAAATCATCCAAGGCGACGAGCTGGAAGTGAACGGCGTTCGCCGTAGCTTTTGGTCTAACCCTAACGGCACTCATTCCTGCCATATGTGGAATGTGTCGCAAGGCAAAGTGATCGACCAAGTAACAGTCGATAGTTTAGAAGGTGAGGATCTGCAAGCGTTCCAGCTGCGAACTCAAGACATTCTATGGGGGGTGTAATATGAGCGTTTCATATGATTTTAGAGAATGTAAAAACTCAGCTGAGCATCTTCAGGAACACGCCTACTTTATCTGCATCCATATGATGGCGATAGGGATGGGCGAGATTACCGAAGATAATTATAAAGAAGTATATGCTCGAACCATCATGCTCGAAGCGTCATGCTTAAGAGATGGCGTGCCTTGGCTTAAGCTTGAATCAATTAAAGATCTAATAGGATCTAAATTTAATATAGCTTTTGAGAGTGCTGCTAAATTCTCAACGAGAATGATTAACAATACAATTAACGAAGTCGAGAGACTGGAAGCTAAAGAATCTAAGGAGGTGGCTTAAATGTATACCGCAGATAGAACCGATCTACTGGACGCGCTAGCGTCCAGTATGAGGGATTGTATTGAGACTGAGATCTCATCTACTGACTTCACTTTAGAGGAATACTTCCGCTGCTCTCTGATTGATAGGGGCGTCGCTTCGACTAGATCTGAAATGATTGCTCGCAGAATGGCAGAGGGCAACCTCGAAGGCTTGGCGTATCACGTCGCCAGCTGCGATCCTCATTATCTAAGGAAGCTGATTCAAGCTGAGCCTAGATTGATTCATATGCTTTTGCAGAACAATAAGATGTCAGATCTAGATGTGAAGATCGTTGAAGAGGAGGTGCTGAGATGACAGCTAAAGAAATGAATGACGCAGACTTCGTTAACTTTCAAGATGATTTCTATAACTTGCTTGAAAAATATGGGGTCAGCTCGATTGATGTCGAGCATCCCCAGTTCAAAAACATATGCGATCTCAGGAACAAGGTTGCTGAATTTATAGAGCAAGAAAATTTTGAGGAGGTGCTGAGATGAGCGTATCAAGAAAAGACTTTGAGGCTATCGCCAAAGTAATCGACAGCTCGCGTCGAGGATATGGCGGTCAAGATGTTCTCGACACTCGAGCTGTACTTGCTGGGCTAGTTGAATACTTCCAATCTCAGAACTGGCAATTTGATATGGAGATCTTCTTGGCTTGCTGCGGAGGATCGGTAGGCGATAGGCATATGGATCTTCTAGAGGAGGAAGCCGATCAAATGATGAGCGGAGATCTAGGCTAAAAAATAACTGGGGGACTGGGGGCGGAAGCCCCCTTTTTTTTGCCCGCAGATCGGGATCGGGTTTGATTACGAGTTATTAGCTTTTTGCAGCTGCGCGGCCGCTAACTATTCGTAATATCTAGGCCTAGAATTACAGGCCCTACTGGATCTTCTTGGCCCAAATAATTGTCGCCCAGGTCGCATTCCTACAGTCCAGGCCGAGCGGCAGATCCACCTGGAATGATGGCAGCGGCCGAAATTTGTACCTTTATTTGTAAAAACAGGGACTCTATTGGGCCTAAAAAGGTACAAATCGAGGCCAAAACGGGATTGGGCCACACCCCATATTGTATTTTGGGACTCCTCAGCGCAGTAAAGAGGACAATAAAACACATACTCAAACTCTCATATCTAAAGATTGCCTTTTTTATATCCCTCATATATCATTCGTATGCAGGTGAGGTATTTTTGCACTTCGTTCAATCTATCTTCTCCAAGATCTTTACTTTGCCTGCACCTAAAAAAATTTTTTCCAGCCAAAAAAAATTCTCAGACAAAAAAGTTATCCACATTTTTTTCCCAGATCAAAACCAAATAAACAAAAGGGTACCCATACCACCCAAAATTTTTCTATACTTTTTAAACTTTTGGATGTTAGAATAAGTCAACCGAGGAAAGGATATGGGATTTTTAAGTAAGATAAGAAAAAAGGTAAGAGGTAAAATAGCACCTATGGATTTAGATAGAACAATAAGAGGACCTGGACATCCGCTGTTTGACCCCCCTAGAAATCAACCTAGACCAATATTTCCAAGAAAACCAATTCAAAAAGGTTACAAGTTTAACCCTGCAAATAGAAAACCCAGAGGAGGTTCGAGCATACGTGACGCTATCAGAAGGTCTGAACAGCAAAAATTTGCTAACCCAACCATCTTTGGTCAACCTATCAGTAATTTTGATTTTGGCAACATGCCTAATTTTTCTATCGACGATATAATGGAAATGCCTCAAGCTCCAACTCAAATGCCGATGACTCAAGATCTTCCAGAAGTTTCACCTGTTGGAATGATGCCTCAAATGCGTATGGGCGGTATGCAAGATATGGAGCCACGTATGATGATGCAAGCAGGTGACGAAGTTTCACCCGAGCAAGAATTATTTAGCTTGCAAACGCAACTTGAAAATTTACAAAAACAATTAGAAATGGATAGATCTTATAACGATCTTCAAACTATTGTTGAGACATCTGCTGAAATAAATGCTATACAAAAAAGAATGGCAGAGATACAAATGGAAATGGCGCGACAAAAAATGATTGACGAAAATCCTTATAATCTTCCTTTTGATCCTGACGCAAAAGCAGCAAGAGAAAAAATTGAAGAAGAAAGACGTCCTGCTTTAGAAGAAGAGTACAGAAGCAATCCTTACAACTATCCATTTAATAAAATTTCTATAGAAGAAAGAAAAAGACTTAGACCCCAACTAGCAGGCGGCGGCGACTTCCCCGACCTAACAGGCGATGGTAAGGTTACTCAAGCAGATATATTAAAGGGACGAGGAGTTCAACTTAAAGCCGAGGGAGGCGAAATGATGACTCAAGAAAATGAAATAGATGCCATGTTAGGCGGTATGGATTCTGAAGAATCTGGAGCTATGGAAGACCTAGAGCAGATGGCTCCAGAAATGGAGATGATCGATCAGCTTGTAACAATGGTTGTTCAAATGATTCAGCAAGGCGCAAGTGAAGAAGAGGTAATGATGTTCCTTAGAGAGCAAGGGCTCGACGATGAAGATATTGGTACTGTCCTTCAACTTGTAGCTGAGATGGCAGAAGCCGAAGCGATGCCTCAAGACGGTATCGGAGCAGAACTAGAACAGCTAGCTTAGCAATGGGAAAGTTTTCTAAAGGTCCGTCAAGACCTTCAAGATCAACTGAATACAGAAAAAGACTTGCAGAATTAGAAAATTTTATTAGAAAAAATAGGCTAGTATCAAAAGAAGCTCAAATGAGCTCGATGAGTGGTGAGGGTTATACAGACCCTAGATTTTTTAAAACTACAGGCAACCCCCTAATTGACAAATATGGCATGCGCCCTTTTCCAGCAGAAGGCAGCGGTCAAATATTGTCAACAACAGAATTAGGAATGGGTGGAAAAAAAGAACTGTTTAATATAGAAAATCCTGGAAGATATAGAGCAAGCGAAGATGGTTTAGGATCTATTGTTTATAAAGACATATCAGATATATATGAAGGTACAGGTTTAACTCCGCATACTCCAGAAAGCACTCAAAAACATGAATTTGTTCATAGATCAGCTGATAAAAGCGGTTGGATAAGAAGTTTTTACAACAGTCCTTATTTGAAAAAAAAGGCTAAATCATTATCAGGCGAAAGAGGCAGAATATTAACGCCTTTAATAAATGAAGCCGTTGCACATTCTTACGAATATGATGCAGATGATTATTCAAAAAACAAAGAATTAAAAGAAGAGATAAGGTTTAGAGCTTCTAGGTTTAATTTAAAAAATCCAGAAAAAATAGCAGATGAAGTATTTAATAATATAAAAGATTTAAGAGATGATTTTGAAAAATATTTAGAAGAGGTTAACGTGGAATATTTGCCAAACAATCGTATCAGCTATACAACTACAAGAACCAATAAAGCAACAGGCGACGAGGTAAGCTACTTGCAATCAGCGCTTGACATGCTTACCCAATCAGCACCTGTAACTGAGGCTCCCCCAAGCACTTTCGATTTAGGTACTATCGAACCATTCAATCCAATAATGGAAAGATACAAACCTAATCCGCTGGATGAGTTTGCGATGATGATGGCTGATCCAACCAAAAAATTAAAAGTTATTTCTACTCCAGTTAAAATGCAACTCAAGCCTTTGTTTGCTAAAAGAAATAAATTTAAACAATTAATAGATAAACAAAAATTTAATTACGAGCGCGGTCAAGACTTAGCATCTAAGACCGATCCCGACGCTATTGACCAAGGCACTTATATGATGAACGCTGCGATTAAAAGCGGTAAAAGATTTCAGCAACAGCTGAATGATATAGAAGAAAAAATTAGAAAAATATACCAAAGTAAATAAATGGATTTTTCCAAACTTACAGAGGCTGAACTCAAAGAAGCCCTGCTGCTTTTAGAAAAGCAAGACGGTTACTCAACGCAAGATGAGTGTCAAGAATCTTTTTTGAGTTACGTCAATCACATGTGGCCAGAGTTTGTCTGCGGTCGCCATCATCAGATATTCGCCGAAAAGCTAGAGCAAGTTGCTCGAGGTGAAATCAATCGTTTGATTGTTAACATGCCACCTCGACATACCAAGAGTGAGTTTGCTTCGACCTTCTTTCCGTCTTGGGTGATGGGACTCAAACCTAAAATGAAAATAATGGAGACGACCCATACGGGTGAGCTCGCCGTTAGGTTCGGTCGTAAGGTGCGTAACTTGATGGATCAAAAAGAATATAAACAAGTTTTTCCCGACGTCAGTTTGCAGGCTGATAATAAATCAGCAGGACGTTGGGAGACTAATAAAGGTGGCGAGTATTTTGCAGCGGGTGTGGGTGGTGCTGTAACTGGGCGGGGTGCGGATCTGTTAATCATCGACGATCCGCATTCTGAACAGGATGCACTTTCGCCAAATGCGTTAGAGTCTGCTTACGAGTGGTACACCTCTGGACCTCGCCAGCGTTTGCAACCTAAAGGTGCGATTGTAATAGTGATGACGCGCTGGTCTTCGATTGATTTGACAGCCAAGTTGCTAGAAGCGCAGAAAGAACCTTTGGCTGACCAATGGGAAGTAATAGAGTTCCCTGCTATTTTCCCAGATACTGAAAAGCCTCTTTGGCCTGAGTATTGGGCGTTGGATGAATTACTTAAAGTTAAGGCATCTTTGCCAGGTGGTAAATGGAATGCTCAATGGATGCAAACGCCGACTGCTGAAGAGGGTTCGATTATCAAACGCGATTGGTGGCAAAGATGGAAACATGATTCTTTACCCTCTGTTCAATATATTATGCAGTCTTACGATACGGCGTTTTCTAAAAAAGAAACGGCTGACTTTTCAGCCATCTCAACTTGGGGTGTATTTAGACCCAGCGAAGATTCGCCCGATTGCGTCATGTTATTGGATTGTCAAAAAGGCAGGTGGGACTTTCCAGAACTCAAAGAAATAGCGATGCGAGAGTATCAATACTGGGAAACCGATATGGTGTTAATTGAAGCCAAGGCAAGTGGTACGCCACTCACCCATGAACTTAGAAGAATGGGCATACCTGTGGTAAATTATTCGCCGACCAGAGGCCATGATAAAACAACCAGAATGCACTCGGTTGCTCCCATCTTTGAATCTGGTATGGTGTATGCTCCGAACATGGCATTTGCCGAAGATATGATTGAAGAATGTGCATCATTTCCGTTTGGAGCTCACGATGATTTATGTGATACTATGACTCAAGCGTTGATGCGATTCCGCGAAGGCGGTTTTGTAAACTTAGATAGTGATTACGAGGACGAAGAACGCGAACCTAGACAGAGAGTTTATTACTGATGGCAATAGAAAGACAAACACCCGATCCTGCTCAAGAAGTAGAAGACATGCAAGATATGACAACTGAACGGTCAACCGAAGATATTGATAATGAGATTATTGAAATCTTAGAAGGTTTGGACGAAGAAGGGGTTCAGTATCAAGACGATGGCTCAGTTATTTTGGGCGAGATGGAAGAAGAAATGGGCGACGTTGGTTTTAGCGAAAACTTAGCAGAAGTTGTTTCTCAGTCTGAGCTTAGTAAAATTTATATTGAACTAACAGCTGCAATAGAAAATGATAAAGCGGCTAGAAAAGATTGGGAAAAAACTTATACCGATGGGCTTAAGTATCTAGGTATGAAGTTTGACGATACCAGGTCTGAACCTTTCGAGGGTGCGAGTGGTGTTATTCATCCGTTGCTTGGCGAAAGTGTGACTCAATTCCAAGCGCAAGCTTACAAAGAATTATTACCAGCTCAAGGCCCAGTTAAAACTCAAGTCGTTGGCGAATACAGCGCAGCTTCAGAAGAACAAGCTCAACGCGTTAAAGAGTTTATGAATTATCAAATCATTCACGTAATGGAAGAGTACGATGAAGATTTAGACCAAATGTTATTCTATCTTCCGTTAGCAGGTTCTGCTTTTAAGAAAGTTTATTACGATGAAAACTTACAAAGAGCTGTTTCAAAATTTGTTGCGCCCGAAGATTTAATTGTTCCTTACTATACAACCGATTTAGAATCTTGCCCAAGAATTACTCACGTAATTAAGATGCCAGAAAATGAAGTTAAAAAACTTCAAGCTATTGGTTTTTATAGAGATGTAAAAGTTAGCGATGGCAGCGATTTATCTAACGCATCTGGAGTTAAGGAAGAAATAGAAAGACTGGATGGTATGGAACCCTCTTACGATACTGGTGAAGTTTCTAATCTTTACGAAGTTCATTGTAATTTAGACCTAGAAGGGTTTGAAGATGTAAATGCAGAGGGTGAATATACAGAAGTTAAGTTGCCTTATATCGTAACGATTGACAGCAACAGCGAAAACATTTTAGCGATTCGTAGAAACTTTGAAGAAGACGACCCGATGAAAAATAAAATCGAATACTTCGTTCACTTTAAATTTTTGCCTGGTTTAGGTTTTTACGGCTTTGGTTTAACTCATATGATTGGTGGCTTATCTAAAGCTTCAACTTCAATTGTTAGACAATTAATTGATGCTGGAACTTTAGCTAATTTGCCCGCTGGTTTTAAAACAAGAGGCATTCGTATTCGAGACGAAGACACGCCTATTCAACCAGGTGAGTTTAGAGACGTTGATGCACCCGCAGGATCTTTACGAGATGCGATTCAACCTTTGCCATTTAAAGAACCAAGCCAAACTTTGCTATCCTTGTTAGGTCTATTGGTTCAAAGCGGCCAAAGATTTGCCTCTATTGCAGAAATTAATATAGGCGAAGGTAACTCGCAAGCACCTGTAGGAACTACGGTTGCTTTGTTAGAAAAATCAACCAAGGTTTTATCGGCTATTCATAAGCGATTGCATTCAGGTCAAAAGAAAGAGTTTAATTTATTAGCAAATATTTTTGCTAAAAGTTTGCCCGAGTCTTATCCATACGCTGTAGCAGGCGGACAGATGGAAATCAAGCAAGCTGACTTTGATGATAGGGTAGATGTATTTCCTGTCTCTAATCCAGATATATTTTCTACCAGCCAAAGAATTATAATGGCTCAAGAAATGATGCAATTGGTTCAATCGAATCCGCAGATTCATGGTCCAAATGGCATGTATGAAGCTTATCGCAGAATGTATGCTGCGTTAGGAACTGACAATATTGATGCGTTATTAATTCCACCCCCAGACACCCAACCTAAACCGATTGAGTCTGGAATGGAAAACAGCACCTTATTAATGGGTGGAACAGCGCAAGCATTTATTCAGCAAAACCATGATGCTCATATTGCATCTCATGTTAACTTGTTAAACATGCAACCTGTTCAAATGAACGCGCAGGTTCAAGCAAACATACATTCGCATATCATGCAGCATCTACAAATGAAGGCTGATGTAATTGCTCAACAGCAGATGCCGCCCGAGGCCATGCAGCAATACCAACAATTGCAGCAACAAGCCCAACAATCCACACCTGTTGACGCGGCGGCGCTCAATCAACAAGCCAATGAAATACTGGCTCAGTTCAGCTCGCCAATAATGACAGATTTAATGGCTCAGTTTGCTCAACAAGTTGCAACACCTCCGCAAGAAGATCCGTTGGTTGCAATTAGAAAACAAGAGCTAGCTCTTAAAGGTCAAGAGTTGCAACAAGACAAAGAACAATTTGCTATTAAAGAACAAATGCGAGCAGATGAAAAAGCTAGACAAGATCAAATAGATCGAGAAAGGATTGACGCTCAGCGAGATATTGCTAGAATGAAGGACGAAACGACTCAAGATAGACTTGACCAACAAAAAGAATTAAAATTGATTGATATCGGTCTAAAAGAGTTCGATCAATTTAGGTAAACAAATGGCTAAAAATATAAAAGTAGACAAAAACAAACTCTCATACAGCAACAAAGGAACTGTCCCTTCTAAAAATAACGAAGGCACTTTTTCTGCGGACGCTTCGCCAAAACCAGGAATGGGCAAAGGCAAAGCTAGAGGTATGGGTGCTGCTGAGTTCGGCGGTAAGTTTTCTGGCATTTATTAATGTCAACAATTTGGGTAGCTGACCAATTAAAAAAAAGGCTAAAGGAGAAGAAAGAGGACACCCAGAGCCAATTGCTCAACGGTGTTCAATCTTTTGAAGACTATCAATATCTACGTGGACGTTACAATTCCCTCGTTGACGTAGAACAAGAACTTAGGGAGTTGCTAGAGAGGATAGAAGAAAATGACGAAGAACAAAGTATTGGTACCTGACCATATTGCAGCTGAATTAGAAAACGAAAAAACAGAAGAAAACAAATCTGAAGTTGATAAAGCTTTTGTCAGCGCAGAAAATCGAGTTTTAGATCCAACCTTGGTTGACAAAACCTTAATAGAAAGAATGCCCAGTCCTACTGGATGGAGAATGTTAATTCTTCCATACAGAGG